TTTAGCCCGCAGGAGCAAGAGGTTCCTCAAGCTGTATTTAAATCAACGTTAACACGTGCGGAGAGAAAAGCTTGGAAAGCTAAAATCGGCAGCGATGATACTGTTGATGCTATGCAGGGTTTATGGGATGAGACTCCTAATGCTTCTATTTGGTTGGCAAATGTTGCGGAGAATACAGAATATAAAGATGCGCTAACTAATTTAAAGGCAGCAGGAGTGATAGGTGATGCTACGATTGCAAAGTTAACCACGCTATTGAAACTTGACAGAGATCCAAAAGGGGAATCTAACGGCCCGGAAAACCCATAGAACAAATGTCGTAACACTTCCAAAGCCTGGAACGGAAGTTCAACTACATAAGAAAGCTGGCTATGGTGTCGTAGATGATTTAGTTACTCCTGAAGTGTTTAAACCATTTCAGGAGTTTTTCATGTCTCGTGAACCTCAATGGAATATAGATAGGAAAGTATTAAACCCGACAGTAGACCCTCTGGGAGATCGGGGTTGTGACGAGAAGTATAATTTCCAAGGAACCATAAGTTTATGTGATGATCCGATGCAACATATTCTTTTCAATGATCCTCGCGTGGCTGAATTCCATTTTCGTGGAGACTTATTAAAAGATGTTTGTTTGCAACTTTTTAATATATTGAATCCTTTATGTCTTATACGAGCCAAAATAAATATCACTTTCAATTCTCATACTGTAATAGAACAGGCTTACCACCAAGACAGAGAAGGTGAGAGAGGAGAATTTGATCATATGATGAATGCTTGTTTCTATCTCAATACATGTGATGGCTATACACGGTTTAAAAATGAAGATGGCAGCCTAGGAGACAAAGTTGAAAGTGTTGAGAATAGATTAGTTTTCTTCCCTAACAAACTCGTACATACAGGCACGACGACATCAAATGCTCGAGCAAGGTACGTAATGAATCTCAATTATGTTCCTCGTCGACATTGCCCATTCCATGATTTTTTAGCTATTGTCTAAAAGCGATACTTATTTTATTCGTGGACGATACCATGACTCCTCTTCAACGAGTGAGGAATAATCAGAATAGATCCGATTTTATGGGATATTTGTATGAGTTGTACAAACGAGATGAAGCACCCATTCCTTTACGTAATACTTACACAGGACTAGCTGATTTATATATTAAAGAATTAGGGAAAAGAGAAGTTGATCGCCAAGTAGAGTTATGGCATGACGAAAAGACTCAAGGACAAATTCGTGCGAGCAATACAGCAAATCCTGTACGGCTTGATTTTGATCCTGTTCAGAACTGCGACATTAACAAGGAGGATTCTCATGAAGTTGAGACAGCCACTTAGTTCTCCTTCTCAAAAGGTAGATTCTATTATTGCAACTCGTGATTTCTTGCGTAGACTGATGAATCCTAAAGAAGAACCACGTATTCCTAGGGAGGTCAGGAGGGAGGCTCAAGCTTTGTTTAGACATTTTCCCCCTCCTTCAGAATTGAAACCTATCTTGGAACGAGAGTTTAAGGTTGAGATAGTGGCACAAACTGAGTAAAAATACTACAAATTGTATATAAAATGAGAACTGTTATTAAAAATTTTTAATTCTGTGTTAAGAACTATTTACGCTGCTGCCGCTTTTGCAATTATCGGCGCCCCAGCTTCTTTTGCTGGTCCTTATATTAATGCTGAAACCAATGCAAATTGGGCAGACAAGAAATATACAAATGCAACTACAGACGTACACGTAGGATATGCAGGTACTAATGATACTGGTAAGCTT